TCAGAGTAAGAGCCAAGGTTATAAGAAAGACTCGAAAGCCCTCCTTCAGCAAATAATCCACCATCCGCCCCACCTTCTACTTTTTCCTCGGGTTTACTTTCGGCACCACCAGCTAACTCTTTCTTCATCTCTTCAATTAACTTACCAGCAGCATCGTAGTAGTTATTGTCGGCACCGCGATAGCGGTTTTCTGACTCACGAACAGCAGTGATGGTTTTACCGTCTTTGTCTCTAGTCGTAATGATGTTGGGTTTATAGTTGGGGTTAGCGACATACTGCTGCTTGCTTGTATCCCACGTATATTTGCTCTGGTACGAAGGACGAGGCATACCCAAAACAGACTCAGCATACGGACGCATAATCTCGCCCGTCGGCGTAACAGGACGTAGCGGATAAGCAGCACCAGCTTTACCCATCAAGTAGTCATAAGCAGATTTAGACCCACCAGAAGTTTTATCGTACCGTGCTAAGAAATCAGCATAGGACGTAGGTACGGGTGACGTGTAGCCCAGATTCCCACCACTTTTTGTATACGCATCACGTACTTGCTGCATACCCGTAAACCCATCTGCCGGACGACCAGGGATATTGGGCATCGTAGTAATTGTGCCGTTGGGGTTGAGTACAGCTACATCGCTACCACCAACACCAGGAGCTAAAGCAGATTCAGGAGCTTCACTTAATACAGTAGGTTCGGATACACGAGTGAGTTCTTCTGTAATCGGCACACAAGCATTTTTAAGTGCATCGAATGTGTATCCAGTTGGGCAATTAAATTGATTAAACCCACCACCGTATTCAATTGCATCTTCTTCAACAGTTACAGGTTTATTTACAGGAGGAGGGGTAACTGCAAAATACTGATCTAGGGTTTTACCTGTAGCCCGCTCAAAATCGGCTTCGTTTAACCCCCAAGTTTGCATTTCATTTTCAACAGCCTCACGAGACTTTAATGCTGGATCGTTAGCAAGCTGGTAGTTAATATTGCTACTTATTCCAGCTAACCCACCATAAGTTTCATCAACGTTAGCAGCAGACCCAATATTGGGGTTGGTCATCGCATAAACATTAGCTGCTGACACTTGCCCAGGATGTAATTCAGAAGCTCTTTGAAGGTCCGCAGCCGACACACCCCACTGATTCATAGCTGCTTGAGCTTGATCATAGGTAAGGTTGGGGTTAGTTGCTATATAGTTAGCAATATTTTGGTAGTACTTGTCTAACCCAATACCACCTTCACCAGTAGCGTATTTAAGTCCTTCGGATATACCACCATTAGCCATACGAACAACCGGTTCGTTACGGTACATCAACCCCATCAGTCCACCGTCGGCAACTCCACCTTCTGCCATACCAGGAGGAATACTGTAGGGAAACTCGCGACCCGCAGCCTCTTCAGCTTTAACCGGAGGAAGTGCGGTGTACTGTTGGGCATAGGGATCGTAGGTGTACGGACGAATATACGCAGTCGGCAAAGTCGTCTTTGTTTGGGGTAATCCTTTTTGGACCGCCATATCTGCAAAGACCGGAGAAGCCGCAGCAGCACCAGCCATCAACGCAGCCCTACCTCCACCCATTTGAGAAGCAAGTGAACCAAGACCGCCTTCACCAGTAGCAGCTTGAAAACCCCGTTGTAAAAGTTCAGGGCGACCGATCATTTCTCTAGTAGCTGCTATTTGTTCAGGTGTGATTGGGGCTCCTCTTAATATAGAAGCATCCGCTACCTCTGGAATGCCCATAGACTCTAAACCAGCCTGACCCGCAGCCTGCGCAGCAACTCGATCAATTGTTGCCGATTCAGCCCCCAACCCTTCCAAACCGCTGCCAAAACGAGCACCACCATAAGCACCAAGACCAGCCATGATGCCTTTGCCTAAATTACCAGTGCGTAAGGCTTCAACACCACCTACTAGCAGACCTGTACCGACAGCGCCGCTTGCGCCAATCATGGAGCCAATAGCAGAACCAACACCAGGAGCAACCAAGTTAAGGCCGAAACCAATAAGCGCAGGTAGTAACGACTTCAGGAACCCAGCTTCAGGGAGCCCAGTCTCAGGATTGATTGTCAGTGACCCACCGTGTGCTTTTGCAAGTGCTTGCAAACTACGAACTTCTTCCGGGGCCATGTGAACAAGCATGGTGTCAGGACCTCGACCTTTCGAGGCTAATTCGTTGGCGATAATGGCTAGGCTCATTGTTGCCCCTTAACTATTCGGTAGCTGATACAAAACTCATCGTAGCAATCACTGAAGGAGTTGCTGGACGAGTAGGGGAAGAAGCAGCGGGTATGTGCTCAATTTTAACCCCCAAGTCATTAGTACACCAATACAATTCTACGTAATCACTCGTTTGCATCGGCAAAAACAAATTTAGTGACGCGATTAAATGTCCATCTGTACCGCCATGACTGTTTGGTACAGAGAAGCGAGAGTTGCTATTGGGTACGTTCGTTCCATTGATTGCTGCCCACACGTCAACGTCATGGATTTGGGTATCGGTGTTAGCGAACTGGATACTAAACTGCAAGTTATAAATACCCGCATACCTAACAGTCATCTTTGAATCATCAACTAAGTAAACACTGTCTACAACATCGGCAACATCAAAAGTGATCGCGTAAGCAGCAGTTGTACTTACAGCGGTTTGATCCGAATCGCTTGACCAAGCGCCGAATGGGTTGACTATGTACCTACCCCCTTGATCACCAAATAACGCCAACAAATTGTTATTCAGTCGGTTGAAGTACAAACGCAAGACGTTATTAAACTGTTCGTGGTACCGAGGCTGATAGTCTGTAGGAGGTACAGGTAAGTTGGGGGCAGCAGGGTGGACTAATCGGGTCATTACCGTCTGCCGTCTGGTCTGATGTCAATACGTGGCGCACCAAGCTGCCAAGTTGTATTAAGTTGGTTGGACTCAATCTTGAAAATCATCTGCCTTCCACGCAAGCGTGTGAAGATCTGTCCGGTGAACTCTTCGGTAATGACATAGGTTGCACTGCTGGCTACTTGCGCACTAGCAGACGTTACAGAACCCGAACCCGAGTTGTACAACCCGTACAGCGTCATTGATACCGCAGGGGGATCGCCGCTTGGCGTATTTTCAGAATTAGAAAAGGTTAAGTCAGGCAGCACACGCCATACAAACCCAAAGTTATGTCCATCACCAATGTCAAATTCAGACGAAGAGATATTAGCCGCAATGGCTACTTCAGTGCCTGTTTCGTTGTCGTTTAGACCCTCTTCGTGATTGACGATGTTATTGCTGTACGTAGCTGCAACAGGGTAGTCCCTCAAATCCGTATCAAGCCAAGCAGTACGAGCCATCGTACCGTAGTACCAAATACGTTCTTGGTAGTTATACACTACATAACTGTTAATTTCGTTGGAGTTACCAGAACAATAAAACCACCAGACTTCGTTAAAGCCTTCATTTGTTCCCGCATACACCTGCTGAAATTGAGTCTTGTTTATATTGCTAAATACGTAACGGCGCAAATCGCAATTCAATGTTTGCACACGACCATCATAAACATAAAACTTATCGATGCCCATCCAGTACACAATACCGGACGCAAGAGCTACACAGTTTTGACTAACGATCGAAATATTGTCTCCGAGGAGCTGCGAGCCCCATACATACGGAGGGCCAAGATACTGCAACGAATACACCGACGCATCAGTGAATACAACAATTTCCTGACGGGTTTGAATCGCAGTAATAATTTCAGACCCATGCGATAGCCGCACCGACCCAGCTTGGTTTGTAGCGTTCGGAGTCCAGTTGTACGGATCGTCTTGGTTTGACCAACGAATCAGCATGGGGTCTTGAGTAATACTTCCATAGTCATTAGCGCCATACGCCAAAATAAACCGAGAAGTATCTGATACAGAAATGTAGTTCTGCACAATAGGCACGTCTACAAGCAAAGACACATACGCATTTACTGCCGCACTGCCTGTAGCATTTACGATGGCACCAGCAGAATCCAGCAACTGGAAAGACAACCCATCGACGTTGTAAACATAGTAAGTCGTACCCGTGCTTATCCCAGTCGGCAAGCTCCCTCCAGTTGTGTAATTAAACTGAATGGCCGCACCTTCGGTCAAAAGTAAGCTGGTTGCAGTTACAACGGCAGGGGAAGCGACAGGTATGGAAACAGCACCGTAAGTAGAAGAAGGAGTATTTAATAATGTCCCTCTTGACGATGTACCACTTGTAGCATCCCAATAATAAAGGCCCCCACCACGAGGGCCAAAGATAAGATCTTCCCCGTAGTTAGTCTGACTCCACAACCTAATAGTTGTGATTGTGGTTGTACCAGTTCCCCAAGGACCAGACCCCCAAGTACCGCCGCCCCAACCTACAATTGGTAGCGCGTAAGAAGCACCGACATTAATTTGATACGCAGCTTGAACCGCAGCTCCGCCAGTTGCTCCTGCGGCTACGACAGAAGCAGTTGTGATGGTGTAAGAATTTGGGCTAACGTAAGTTATTTGGTATTCCGCATTTAACAAACTTGCGTATGTTCCTGTAACTCCGCTAAAAGTAACAAAATCTCCGGTAACACAACCATGCGCAGTATCTGTAACCGTGACTGTTGTTGTCCCATTACCTGTAAAAGGATTAGCTCCGAGCGTTACAGTCTCTCGAATAGGCGTGATGTCGTAATAAACTCCTCCACGCTCAATGTAAAACTTGAGGTTTGTGCCTACACCAAGCAAGTTGAGACTGCCTAACGTGATCCAATTCCAAAGCGATCGGCAGACACCTAAAAAAGTATTTGTAGAGATACGACTCCAACCGCCGATTACTTCGGGCGTGCCTTGACGAAAACGAACTTTGTCGCAGTCATACCAACCACCTTCGGTCGTATACCGAGTGTTTTCTCGATTGACTCCAGGTTTAAAAAGTATTTTTTGGAGTGGCATTGCTTACCTCATCAAGGCAGCTTCGGCGGCACGGCGACGAGTAAGACCGGGGAGGACTCGACCCGCAGCTTTATTCCAGAGAAGGCACTGATCTGCTGCACCATCCCAATCTCCCGCATCAACCCGCTTTTTGAACGTGGAAACCCGATAGTTCCCTAAGCCGCAATTGTAAACCCATGAAGTGACAGCGGCAATGCGTCGAGGTAGTGCGGTTTGAATCTTTGGGGAGAACTTAAATAAACCTCTGAGAAAGTATTCAACGTGGTGATCCAGCGCATCCTCGCACTGCTGCATCGTCCAGATCGTACCGGGGTTAATTTCAGGGCCGGTTGCACCCCATCCAATAGTCCAAGGATGTCCACGGGTTCCGGGGTCGGGATAAGCTGTTACACGTCCGTCAGGCAAACGCTTTGCTAGCCCTTCAAAGGGTTTGATCAATACATCCTTGCAAAGCTTCTTTGCCTCTTTCACGATTTGTTGTACTTCTCAATAGACCGTCCTACAAACCAGAACGTAAGCATCATGTTTAGCATGGCGAAGTCATCCTCGTCATAGCTCTTGGTTAGGACTTCAGCCCAGTTAGCGTTGGTCTGAAAAGCAATCGTTAGGCCAGCAGCTTTGACAGCCACGTATACGCCAAATGCAATCCAAGTAAGACCGGGGCGGGTAACAGCAGTGATAAAGCTAGCGAACCAGCCAGCCTCTTTTGCGGTCTGGGCCTGTTCCTTAAACGCCTCTTTAATCGTGTCCATCTGCTGGATAGAGTAGTCAACATACTTCTCCTCCATCTTGAACTCACCCCGCATCTTCTCCAGATCGGTCTGGAGCTGGAACATACTTAACTCGTGCTGGCGCTCATTCTTTTTGTCCAAAAACTTGAGAACTTCAGGCGCAAGCCGAAAGATGCCACCAAAGATGGAGCCAAGCAAACCACCACCGAGTAACTCAAACATTACCTTTTCCCCAGCTTTTCACGCTCTTCAAGCAGTCTGACTTTGACCTGAAGTTCGTTGATGTGTTGCATGAGTTGCTCTTTGAGGACGGCTCGCTTCTCGGCTGATACAGGCGAATCAGTTGGCACACCTTCCTTGGTAATCAAGGCTGGCATAGAACCTTCGATCTTAGTCAAGCGGGTCGAGAAGTCAGCAACCTGACCGAGCAACCACGCAAGTGAGGCGACGATAACCGGGATTACCGCCTTTAAAACGTCTGACCAATTCATGGCTCAACAGGCCAAACAACATTATCAGGGAAGCCTTCTTGCTGTGGTATATCACGCAGGGCTTGGCGATATGCTGCATATCTATCTTTGATCGCTTGAGGAACATCTACGGCTTGAGTCCAGTCAGTGGATGTTAACAAAGCATTACGCCTGTCTCTCACGTCAGCCGTTTTACCCTGCCTTGCGTTTTCTTCAGCCCATAAAATATATTCTGCTACTTCTTCTTCCGTCATTTCTATGACTTCACCATTAACAATTTTCTGCATGTTAACCTCTACGAAAAAGCTGAATAATGCCTGTGGTGGATGCCGAAGGGAAAGTTAGCCTAAAACCAGTAAAAGTAGCTCCGCCAGCACTAGAATAACCTTGCTGCCAACCATAATTATCAAAAGCAGAAAAATACTGTGAGACCCATTGCACTGTGTTTGTCCCAAAACCCTTCATAGTCATATAGAAATAAAGTATGTCGCCGGAATTAGTCCAGACGCGATTACCAACATCAGTACTGACTAAAAGACTTGAAGAGTTATTGGCCATACACACCCGAGATCCACCGGCAGCAGCCCAATTCGTTTGAACTGAATTACTTTGAAGTAACCATCCGCCCGGATTTCCCGTACCGCAATTTAGAAAATAAATATAAAGTATGTAGTTTGAATAAGAACTTAGACCTGTTTGCTCATAGTACGAAGTTGAGCTTGTGATGGTCGTGCTGTTCACGAGAGTAAGTGGGAAACTACTCGCAGTCGCTGCTGTAGTTTGGATTGTGGAGTCGGGGAATTGAACGCCCGTAGATACTAGTGAAGTTGGCATTTGTGGTTACCTCAAGGAGTCCCGTTAGACGTAATATCACTTAGTGTAGTAAATACACCAGCGCTAGTCATACTTGCAATAGTGGTTGCGCCATATTTAAAAATCAATTTGCCGCCAGATTCTTCGACTGTAAAGTTGGTTGTTAAGAGTTTTGTAGCATTGGTTGCGTTTGTAGCATTGGTTGCATTGGTTGCTGTTGTCGCTGTGGTAGCACTTGATGCACTTCCACTAATTGATATAGGCCAAGTACCTGAAGCACCCGTACCTGTTGGAGAAGGTATATCTGTACCAATAGCCAAACCAAGATTTGTTCTAGCATTTGCTGTGGTAGACGCATTTGTACCACCGTTTGCAATTGCTAAAACACCAGTGAACGATATGTCTGGTGTTGCACCACCGGAGGAAGCAAGAGGGGGTGAAGCAGTCACCCCAGTAATAGTACCCCCTGAACCAGAGGCTGAAAGAGTGCCAAGACTAAAGCTAATACCGGACCCAATTGTTACGTTACTGAACCCACCAGCACCATTCCCGTAAAGAATAGAGGTACCTGACGTAGCCGGAGCATAATCTGTACCCGCAGTTGCATTAGCAAGTGCCCCACCATTGTTTGCTTTTAAAAGAGCTGTACCGGAGGGAGGGGCTATATAGTCGGTACCCGCAGTTGCATTAGCAAGTGCCCCACCATTGTTTGCTTTTAAAAGAGCTGTACCGGAGGGAGGGGCTATATAGTCGGTACCCGCAGTTGCATTAGCAAGCGCACCACCATTGTTTGCTTTTAAAAGAGCTGTGCCAGAGGGAGGGGCTATATAGTCGGTACCCGCAGTTGCATTTGTAAACCCACCTGAGCCATCACCTTTAAGGATTGACGTACCAATTGGTGTGGATGAGAGCTTTACAAAGTCGCCTGAAGAAGTGCTGCTGTTCCAAGCAATAATGCACTCTTCGCCGGAAAGGATGGTAACTCCAGTAGTCGGCGAAGTTGGACCGCCACGAAAACAGATTGAACCTGTACCTGCGTTAATAACAGCATATATTTTGCTGACTTTGGGTGCGTTGATATAGCGGAGTGTTGCCCCGTTAGATGCAGCCCATTTAATAACAGCGTATTGCGCAGTGTTAGAGGTTATGTTGTTAGCGGTTGTGTCACCCTCAGTGCGGGTGAGTGTTTCGTCTTGGTCGGTTGAAAAA